ATGTAATGATCTGGGTTGTCACGATCTTCCTGCAAACGGCCTAATTTAGTCGCATGCAAAATCATTGCGATGTCATAGCTGGTAAGTTCTTTATTGATAATGATCGATGCTAATTTAGCGATGCGATCAAAACAAGCGTATTCATCACCATATTGCTGCGAGCGATTATTAAGAACAGTTGCAGCGCCTGTAAGAATGTCACGATGATCCATTTTTATCTCCATATGTATATAGTCGGTTATTTAACTCTATATGTGTAATTCTAAGTCTATTGTCATTTTTCACTTTATTTAAACGCCTCCAATAAAGAAAGCGCATAATAAAGTGCCTTAACTTAGTCATTGTTTGGCCTGAAGTTAGGTGGATTAGGCTCGATCTTCTTTACCTTACCAACATATCGATAGTTAATAGCAACCTGCCCGACATGATAATAAGACTTAGATGTTGGATCGATATAATACTCATCCACTAAAATAAAGTCATTTGAGGAGAGAGCCTGAATAAATTCAGCAAGATCCTTAACGGGATAGTCGCAGATGATTTGATGAATTAATGTACCAGGCGTTCTGGTTGGCATATTCATAGTAATGATAAAACGCACAATTCTCTCCAATGGAAATGAAGGGGAGCTTTCGCTCCCCCATTATTAGCCGAAATCTTCGTCATCGGCCACAGGAGCTTTTACCGCAGGCGGCGCAGCCCGTGTAGATCCAGTCGAAGCAGGCGCCTTGCGTACAGGCTCAGGCTCAGAAGAACCTAAGTCAACAGGGCGCTTGACCCAACCAGTGATTTCAAAGACAGGTTGATAATTGGTGCTCTTTTTAGAACCGCTGCCGCTTTCCTTTGCAACAGTGTCCTTAAGAACAACCACAGGTAATTTACCAGCATTAGCTGATTTACCTGCCTCATAAGCAGTATGTAAATCGTCAATTCCGCTCAAGAAAGCTCCTGATTGGCCAGCGATCTCACGGCAATCGCCACCGCACTCAGCACTGAGCTTGATGACCATACGAATGCCTTGCTTGTGTTCGTCAGAAGGGCGAGGAGGCAATGGTTCACCAAAGGGAACCATAACAAAGTCAGGAGCTGTGCCAGCAACAAACTTTGTCCAACCCACTTCAACATTCTCAAAATCAAATACAGCCTTGAAATTGCGTGTAATGTCGTAAGGGACAGAAGAACCATCTTCACGATCAACACGGAAAATACGACCCGCACGCGCGTCATACTTTACAATCGGAAGAAAGCTACCACCAGAACCAGAAGAGATAGTTAAACCTAAAGCCATTTTACCGTTTCCTTTTACAAATGTGATGATCTAGCCCATCACTCGCTCTTTGCCCTTCGGGCGAAGCTCATAAACCCCAAATGTCAAATGCAGCTTTACGCGCCAATGGATCGGCGAAATAAAAACTATCGACATCAGGTGCAACTAATGATGCCAACTCTAAGGGGTCATCACTAATGCTTAAAAATTTTTGTATAGTTAACGCAATCTTTTCAAGTGATTTAATGTGATCGCGTTTATTTTCAAGATGATATGATGCGCTCTTCTTAGGTGTTATGTAAGAAATGCGTGCATCTAAATTATCGCCTCGCGCAGCAACATAAAGAGCAACTTGCCTTGCGTGATTCGTACTGATCTTTGATGGTAAAGCATGCGTTGTCTTAAGATCTAACAATATACCATGATCTTCCCATTCAAAATCATAAAAGCCAATCAATGGCACATCTAAACCTTCGACCTTATATTCAATGCGGCCTTGCGAAGATGATGGCTTACCATATGGCCTTAATTCTTTAAGTGCTGTTGTGACAAAATCAGCAATAGATGCGCCTTCTTTTTCTTTGCGCGGATCGCCTGACATCGCTGTTAAGCGACTGAATTCATTAATTGCTGTCTGTATACATGCGCTGGTGTCCGCACCTGTTTCAATCCCAAGTGCAACACCTTTTTCAACTGCTGAACCGCGATGAGCGGCAGCACCAACTGGTTGATTTTTCTTTAAACATTTTTGCAAAACAAACATGGCTGGAGAGCCAATGAATAGATTGCATGAAGATGGTGACAAATGTTCAATGCCGTATTTGGCAAATGATGACATACTTAACTCGTTTCTAATTTAAAAAAGGAGGGGGATTTAATCCCCCTCAAGTCAACCATATTACGTTGTTAGCAGAGCTAACCAAATCAATATGGCATAAAAAAAATATAATGCAACCCCAATTGACTTGTTGGACATTTTGTCCAATGCTTCTGGCATGAAAATCAAACGCACATTAGATTGGGATCTTGTCGACCGAGCTGCCGAGCAGCTTGGCGTCCCCTATTTTACAAGACGGAAATGGCGCCAAAGGAACACTGTCCCCTATAAATGGCGTCTTCCGCTTATGATCCATACTAACGGTATACTTCACGCAGCCTTGTTTGAAGCCAATGACAAGCGAAGAAAGAATGTAGCATGACAATATTTATCGGCATCGACCCAGGCGCTTCAGGTGCAATTTCTTTCTTTAATCCATCGCTCGGCGAGTTGCGAATCATGGACATGCCTATTGTCGAGGTGTCCCGAGGCAATAAAACCAAGAAAGAAATATCGCCTGCCATATTGGCTAGTATGATTCGCGCGGAATTATCCGATCAATCTAAATATATTGTCACGCTCGAAAAGGTGGGGGCAATGCCTGGTCAAGGTGTGAGCTCCATGTTCCAATTTGGGCGGGGTGTAGGCATGATTGAGGGCGTCTGCGCAGGTCTGCAGCTCCCCATTAGTTATGTCACCCCTCAGGCGTGGCAGAAGGCCGTGGGGATGAGGGCTGGCAAGGACGGCGCCCGTGAGAGGGCAATGCAGCTTTTTCCTGCCTATGCCCATCTGTTTGCCCGTAAGAAGGACGATGGCCGCGCTGATGCTGCCCTGATCTCTTACTGGTCGTTTAATAAGTCAAATTAATAATTTTAGGCTCGGTTTAAATTAAAATGAGTGCAAACCCTATGACCTTTGACCCAGACTTTGCGTCACCCACCGACTGGGCCAATCTCTACCGCGAGGCTGGCCTGCAGGTGGTGCCAAGCTTTATTCCGAATGAGAACCCCAAACAATGGAAGCGGCCCATCACGGAATGGCGTTCCCTGCAAAACGAGCTTGTGCCTGACTTTACCTTTCAGCGGTGGTATGGCGAGAATGGCGAGCATATCCGCCGCTTTAATATGGGTTTGATCACGGGATCCTGCTCAGGCAACGCATTTATCGTTGATCTCGACACACAGAAGAATATGGGCGCCGCAGCATGGTGGGATGAAGTCTCGCATCTGGCGCGCAAAGCAGGTGAGCTCGACACTGTTGAGCAGCTCACGGGAGGCGGTGGACGGCAACTCTTGTTCAGAGGGCCTGAGGGCTGGACACCGCCAACCCTGAAAACACCTATTGGCGTCGATATACGCGGTCAGGGTGGCTTTGCCGTCCTGCCTCCATCTATGCACGAAAGCGGCAAGAGATACCGTTGGGTTGACGGCTGCGCACCTTGGGAGATTGAAATTGCTGAAGCACCTTACTGGCTATGTGAAAAGATCGACGAGTTGGCTCATCAATACGGCGCTGGCGGCATTGGCGCAGGAGCTGGCGTTAAAACAGCCTCACCAGACCACACACACAATGCCTTCGGAAAAATCATTGATGGGCGCGAAGATTACGCAGCCCGCTTCGTCTGGGGAAGGATTGTCGATCTTTGGCGCTCGTGCCCGATACCTATGCCGAAGGATGAAGAAGAAAAGGAGTTTCGTGAAGCCTTCAACACTTACGAACGCCTTGTTAAATCGCGGCTTGTCGAACCAGGCGTTCCTAATCATGCTCTCCTCGAAAAAGAAGGCAGGGGCATTACCATGTTCACGCAAAAGTGGAATCATGCCATCGCGCAATGGGACACGAAAGTAGCTGAGCATGGTCTTAAAGAACCACCACGAAAACATGAGGCTCACGGCACATCCCCTCTTACGGGGCCCGTCGAGGGAAAAATAAAAATAGATCCCGAGACGGGCGAAATATTCAGGGAGTTGCCCACCGAAGGCATATTGGAGTATCTCGACATCAAACAGATTTACAGCCTACCAGATCCCAATTTCCTCATCGATGGCCTCGTCATCAATTCAGGCCTTGGCTTCGTTTTTGGACCGCCTGGTTGCGGCAAATCATTTATTACAATCAGCATGGCACTTTCTATTTCAGCCCATCTCGATAAGTGGTGGGGCAGAGGCATTAAGAAGGGCGGACCTGTTGTTTACATATCATCAGAAGGTGTGGGCGATATTAAGTTTCGCATCAAAGCATGGGAACTTCAAAATGGAATTAAAGCAGAACAATTACCTTTTTACCTCATCCGCCAAACAATCAACTTCATGCTCGCATCCGACGTTGAGCGCCTTGTCAAGACTGTGGCTGAAATTGCGTCTAAACATGGCAATCCTGCATGTGTCTTTGTTGATACTGTGTCTCGAGTGCTACCTGGCGCTGATGAAAATCTGCAAAAGGACATGACGCTCTTTATTGGCGCCTGCGATGCTGTGCGTGAGGCATTTGAGTCCACGGTCATTGGTGTCCACCATACATCGAGGAATGGCAATCTGCGCGGCTCAACTGTGTTTGATGGCGCTGGTGACTTCTTGCTGCAGGTCGATCGCGAAGATGGATCAATGGTCGGCGCCATTATGGCTAAAAAGATTAAAGCAGCTCAAGACGGATGGACGCAGTATTTTGAGCTTAAAAAGGTTCCCATTGGTGATATTGGCGCACATGAATCTCTTGTTGCTGTCGGTGTTGATCAGCCAGATCAGGAAGAGAAGAAATCAAACAAATGGCCAGAAAAGACGGTTTTAAATAAAATACTTGACTCTATGAGAGAGGCGTGGGATGTTGGAAAACCGTGGTCGCCACATCCGCAATCACGCAAACAAGGTCGTTATGCCCATTTCCATATGGGCGAGTTTGGGGTCAATGCTAAGACGGCAGATCAGATCCTAGACCAGTGGTCAATGAATGGCGTTTTATCTTTAGAAGTTCGCGACAAAAATACGAAACTACAGGGTTATCGAGTTATTGGAAGGATTGATTAGGTCAATGAACGGCTTTAAATCTAAAAAATTAATCGCGGCAGATAAAGATTATATGCCAGACGATAATATGAAAGATAACGGTAAATTGTTACTCATGAGATATAAACAGCTTGTGCGTAAACATGAAAAATTTAAAGACGCATATGACGAGCTTATGCCTCTTTTGTCGATTGTGTCTCATTATTACAATTCAGGCATTCGACAAATAAATGATGGCAGTAAGCATGATGGGACATATGTGCTTTACATCGATATGCCAGCTGGCCAATGCTATTGGTCGCTCAAAAAAGATTATCTCGATCTATTTGAGCATTTGCCAGAATATGATGGCGAATGGTGTGGCGAGAGAGACGTTAACATAGAAAGATTAAATGCATCGGCGATTTATGAACAAAACTACGAAGAGGATTAAATTATGGATAAGAAGACAAACTTAACACCAGAAGAAAAGCTTCGCGTGGCACATGCTTATCTCATTAATGGAGTTGAGCAGCATCACATCGCGTCATTATTTGGCGTCAATCAAGGTCGCATTGCAGAAGCCATCAATGCTGTTCGCATAGCATGTGGCTTCCCTGATAAGCCTCAAAAGAGCTATGATCCCCTATCCCAACAAAAGTCTATTTAATTTTTATTATGGAGGTTGTTATGTTTCGCACTGCTACAAATAAACAGATATGGAATGATTATAGAGATATACAGAACAAACTTGATGAGTTGTTTTATCAATCCTATCCACGAAAAGACTATGAGAACATTATTCGTGCATTGTTTAGATGCGCTGAATTGTTTGAAAATATCCTAAGTGATTTGAATACTGACGGCATTACTCCTGAAAGGCAGGAGGAAATACGACTGTATCTTAGCATTATTAATGGGCATATCAGAGAAGATAAAGATTATAATGTTCATATTATAAATCAGGAAAATACAGATGATTTTGACCCCGTTGTAATGAAAAAGAAAAGTAAAAAGAAATAATAGGTTTATTAAAATAGGAGACGATACAATGTACTTAAAACAAATTAAAAATTGGTTTGACATCGACGTATCAAAATGGGAATTTTGTATTTTTGAAGATCCAAAATTGGAGCATCGAGCTTCAAAAAAAGTAACGGATATTTTAAGAAAGGAATTTCGTAAAACACCTCCAGAAGCAGATCTTGTTTGGATAAATGAAAAAAATAAATACAGTTTATTAAAAAATGCAGAAAAACCAAAAGATCCTCTAACAATCTATTTTGGTATACCAATAAGTGATGACGAATTTACGCCTGTTTATTACGAATGCAGTTTGCCTAAACTTTTTAAAAATTTAACGCATGAGTGGGGTGAAGAAATAGGCGATAAATATGTCACAGAGACATCATTATTGATGGCAAATGAACTTAGGAAAATAGCAGATCATTTAGAGAAATTTTCTATTCGTTCATCTAAAATGGAGGAACAAAATGATTGATTTAGAAAAGAAATACACCAACAAACGCAATGAAGAGATTAAGTTAAGCCATATTGATCGCGGCAGTGTTTATGGCTGGGTTAAGATCGGCATTGATTGGTGTCCGCATCAATGGGATGAAAAAACTGGTGAATTGTTGTGGTATGCACTAAATGTCTATGAC